AGTTGTCTTGCTCAATTCGTTTATGTTTTCTTCATAAACCTTTGAAACTTCCTTACCGTCTTTCATTGTGGCGGTGTAAACACCCTTGCTATCACGACCTCTAATAGTGCTTGTTCTTGATGTAACTGCCTTCTTTTCCTGATCTTCCATGCCCTTAGAAGGCTTTAGTTGACCAGAAGAATAAGGACCTTCTTCGATGGTTTCGACTTCTTCTGAGTATGAACGATTGGACTTAGGATCATATCCACCTAATGGGCGAGGATTGCCTGTAGGAGTAGCATGTGCTGGTTTTAGTTCGGCTCTCTTTTTTGCTAACTCTTCGGCTTCTTTCTTCTTCTGTTCCGGAGTAACTAGACGTGCGTTTGGATTCCTTTCTTTTGCCATTGCTAGGAAATCAGCACCAAAATTTTCCGATACGCCAGTATAATGTTTCTTGGCTGCAACTGGGTCTTTCATCTTTGACGCCTCTAATGCTCTTCGTAGCATCTTCTGAGCGTACTCTTTATTGGCTGGTGTTGAATCTTTGCTATGAAGATCCTTCATATGCTTTGCAGCTTCTTTCTTGAAGTCAATTGATTCTTCTACTGATTCTGTTTCTTGTGGCATATTTTGGTTCGCTTTCAGATATTGAAGTTCTGAGTTGTGTGAATTCCAGTAATCGTAATGATGCTCGAATTCGCCTATCTTGGTTAGAGCTTGTTTTGCGGCTTCATGAGATTTTAGCCACTGTTGTAGTTCACTGGGATCCAGGTCCTTTTCTTGTTCCAGATGCATGTCATTCAACTTCATATATGTATCTGTGTTCTTCAGGGAATCAAGAACTTCTCCGTTGTCTTCAAGAGTACCTTTTTCTACTCTTGTTATGGTTGCCTGGAATGCCTTTGTTGCATCAGGGACATGATGTAGATTCTTTGTTGTATAGCCCTTGTACGAAATTTCCTTGGGGGCGTATCCTGTTTGGATATCTTCTAATAGTTGTTTTAGTGTTTTCATCTTGTTACCTCTTCCCAATCCATCGAACCAAATATCGTTTGATTTGCTGTTGCGGCAGTTACAGATAGAGACAAAGAAAGGGGAGTGTTTGTTAAACCGTTTCGTTCTAATTGGAATCTAAACAAGTTTTCTTTGTTTACCGTGACAGTCTGATGGCTTTGATTTGAAGAGCTAGTAAACCCTGATGCAACTACACGACCTCCTGATATACCAGTACCGGTGAGGTTATAGTTTACTGCTGAATTAGTTCCCGAATCAATCCAGCTTCCACCAGTAACTGTTGCGCTCTGAGTCAACTGCCAATGGTAAAAGATACCGTTTCCTTGACCCATTAGAGATATGTTTGTTGGTATTACAATTGCATCCAACTTGCTGGATTTTAGCTCTAACGCAATTACTGGATAGTATGTACCAGCAACAGCAAGAGATCTTGGTGCCGTAATAGGAACGTTTACAGCTAGTTGAGAGCCTCTAAGCTCATAACCACCCTCGGAGATGACAGTTGAGCAAATCTGTTTTAGTGTGCTAGGTCCAGAAGTAGTTCCAGTATTTCTAATCTCATACCTAACTGGTAAAGAAGCGGTTGTAATGTAAGTGGCAGTGATGAGGTTTGCATGGTGGAAGGAATGGCAGTGGATAAACTGACCATTTATAACCACACCCATTCTTACTGTACCAACACCAAGCCATTCCAAGTCCATCCAAAAGATGTGTGACTTTGTTTTGTCAATTGTGTAACCAGAAGGACCAGTACCATCTAGTTTATCTAGATTCCAACCTGTGTCTCCTGCTCCATATACGGAACCAAGTTGACTGATCTTTGTTTCAACTAAAGAACCGGATACTGAACTTCTCTTGACGAAACTTAGAGTAGAGTCGTTGAGCTCAACATAGAAACCGTTGTTTGCTCCAAAGTAACCTACTCTTTGTCTTAGGTTTGTTTTTGCTTCGTTGAAACAAAATGTATTAAGAATCTGCAGTGATTTACCTGGTTGATAAGCAAATACCTTAAACGTTTCACGAATTACTTCTGATCCCGCTGCACCTGTTACATTTAGATCAACAAGTCCTTGATTTGCGTTAAACACAGCGGCGCCACCAGTGGCAGTTGAAGTTGCCCAAAGCCCGTTGTCTGAATAGCGATGATTGGAATCAAATAGTGTTAGTGGGGAGCTAGTTCTAGCACGCCCGAAAGCATCTACTGCCATACCTGAAGGGTTCGCTGGACCAACCAGATTGCCATACTGATCAGCTAACATCATTACCTCAAAAATGGTTCTCCCATTGTTGAGGTATTGGTGAATGTCTTTTCTAAACTGAGCCATTATTATGCTTTCTGTGTTGAGTGGTGTGCTAGTCTCTCTGACTCTACCTTACGAACCCGGGGTAGCATCTTTACAGCAATTCTAGTAATAACGGGACCCATTCTTGCAATTCTTGCTTCGATTCTTTCCTTCTCACCAATGCTTAGCTTAGCCAATGGCTTCTTGGCTAGCCTCATCTCTAGCGTCTTTACTGCTAGTCTTCTGGCTCTCTTAACAAGAACTGGTGTGGTAGAACGACGCTTTAATGCAATTGCAGCAGCACGCTCTCTCTTAGCGGAAGTCTTTGCTAGTCTTACCTTTGCTCTCATTCTTTCAATGCGACTTAGAACTTCATTTATGGAATCTAGATTGAATTCTTCCTTGATTGGCTCACCAGTCTCATCGTCAACTACGTGAATCTCATCGTCATCGTATCCGTGTTCGATGATGTCGTCGTCTGACAAGCTGTTTACTAGTTCGTCTTCGTCAAAATCTTCGTCGTCTTCCTCACCTTCGGGTTCAGTAGACTCATGTGCTCTTAGATGGATCTTTCGCATACGCTTGTATTCGTTATCACCAGCACGTGGACTTAGGGGACCCTTGCCGTGCATCAATACATGTGAATCAACATCTGCAATATCCAAGGGTACCTTTTCAATTACTTCTTCTTGCTCTTCTTCATCCTTGGCTTCTTTCAAACCAAGTAGTCTATCGTCATAGGAGATTTCCATTTGTTTAGCTAGATCAAGCATTCTTCCAATGATTGCCCTGGTCTCTGGATTTAGCGCTTTGTTTCTGATACCACGAAGTGCCATGTTTACAATTATGGTAGGATCGTTCTTAGTTTCTGCATCCGCATAACCCAAAGACATTCCAATGATACGGGCTGCTTTGATCTTATCTTGCTGTTTTACCATGATAGCCTCGTTGACCTTTGTGGTTTGTTTGATGTCAGTTAGCCAAACACGCTTGTTGTCTTCTAGTACAACATAGTTGGTACCACGATGGATAATTGTCTTCTCTTGTTCTTCATGTGTAACTATATCGCCTACATTGAACACACGTTCGTTGACGTATTCTTCTCTAACTTCATCAACTTCTTCGTTTAGTTTCATTCCGGCTCTTACGTCATCAAACATTCTACGAGCCATTGCGTCAGTCATCGCTGATGGTACGCCCTGCTTGAACTTCGCAAAGTCATCAGATGCAGCAGCGGCGCGCATCTTTGATGCGGACATTCCAGCAGCACCTTCTTCGTCTGGATCTCTTTCTCCAGCAGATACTACATGAATGGACTTGAATCTAAAATCTTTTCCGTTATAGCGATCTAGTAGTTGCTTGTACTCGAGGATTCTATCCGATCCCGCGATCATGATTAGATTGTCGTACTTGCCTGTGAGGTCTTTTGCTGCCTCGATAAAAGTTCTTACCTTATCACTGGCTCCCACAATGTTCATTCCCTTGAAGGAGTGGCGCGCATACGCAACTTTTTGATCTACTGTAAGGGGGTTTTTCTTTGCATCTTGTGTGCGAGACACATAGATGATATGATCAGCGTTGTTTTTCTTTGCCAGGGCAGCGACTGCCTTGACAAGCAGCTCATGACCAATCGTGGGAGGATTTAGCCTACCAAAAGCCATCACCACAGTGCTCTTTCGAGCCTCTAATAGCTCTTTGTATGTGATCATATGTTACCCATTAGAATGTATTTACTATTTATTGTTTTGTGTTTGTGCAGGTCTAACTACTGCTCTTGGGGTTTGCACTGGAGAAGGATTTTCAACCACAACATTATTTTTCTGTGCCCACGCGCGCTGTGTAGTCAATATCTCAAGGAGCATCTTATTCTGCTCTTTCATAGATTCTTGCATCATCTGTGTGCGCTCGTCTAGTCTAGATTGATTTGCTGCAATAGTCTCTGTTTTTGCCAGCTTGTTTTCAAGTTCCGCAACCTTTGTTACTGTCTGACCCCAAGCAACACCACATGTTACCAATGCAGTGAATATGAACCAATGTGTCTTGAGCCAACTTACGATATCATTCATCTTTCCCACCCTTTGACTATTAGAGGACTAAAATTCGCCAATGAAAACTCGAGGCGATCAACTAACTTTACTGCGCCTTGTTCCGAAATAGCCACAAACCCCTCGGCACCAGTTACTCTAAATCCATCTTTTGTTTTTAGGAATGTACCAACATTGCTGGCTTTGTTCATCTTGTCAACTAGCATTTGTTTTGCTGATGCGATAGCCGATGCAAGTTCGAATACCTTAATGATTTCAGTCTTGGGGTGGAGAGCAAAGAAGTTTAGAACCTTGCTACGTTCCTCGTCCTTGCGTGTCTTTGCAGCAGGTGTCTTCAAACCCTTCTTTTCTTTTTCGTATCTCTCGAAGATGAAGTCATACAACCCGTCAACGTGTTTCGGAATATCAGTAACACGCTCACCAGCTCTAATCTTGCTGTTGTTGTATGTGTGCACTAGAGTAAGAAGTGTCTCATCCTTGTGTATTGCATTTACAACAGTTGAGGGCATTCTCTGGAACATTGTGCCAATCTGAGACAACTTAGAATCAAACTCTTTTCTCTCGGCATCAGTAAACGTGGCAACACCAGTAACATCCTTGAATGTTGCGTCTTCCATCCAACTACTCTGGTTTTTCTTGAACTTGTCTATAATTGGTTTGCCAAAGGTTGGCTTTAGAGTAGCGATTGTATCACCTTCAAATGTGGTGTGCCACACAATGCCAATATTGGCTCTTCTAATCTGTCTACCAAGCGCTGATTCTTTTTGTACAGCATAGACGATCGTGTTTGGGTGAAACGTAACGTAGTCAACACCGTCTATCTTTTCAAGCTTGAGACTATCGCTTGTGAACATGATGTCTCCCTGGTATACACCAGATGTTAGACCAAGTTTCTTGCACTCTGTGAATGCAACTTTTAGCTTGTTTGCAAGATCGCCTTGTGTGTCTGCATCAATGTCGGCATGTGAGTAATACAACTTAGGGTTCTTGTTGAAGATGCCCTTCTTTGCCACGAAGAACTTTCCGTTCTCTGGATTGATACCCGCGATCAATGCTGGCGCACCATCGAACTTTACTGTTGCAACTGCCTTCTTTTGACCAGTACCCTGGGAAAGCATGTCTCTAACATCACGCATGAAGTTGATTGCTTTACGGGTACCCTCTACGCCAAGGTCAAAAACTAGATCTTCGAGGTGAGTCATGTGACCTGCTTTTACGCCAACAACTGCTTCTGCCTCTACTAGGAATGATTTGAAAGTTTTCATATGTTTACAATAACCGCATTAGAAGGTGTTTTGTCTTGTACAACAATTCTACCTGCCGAGTCTCCTCTGCTTGGGCTCTTGCCGTAAATTTTAGGAGAGCCGTCTTTGTCTTTAGATGTAGGATCAAATCGTTGATCCTCTCTTCTGGCTCGTAGTCTAAAGTAAAGTTCAT